AATTTCAGATTCAAGGTCTCGGATTTGTCTCTGATTGAGCGATATCCGAGTATTGTTTTGAGAAATCTCATGATTGAGTTTCGTAATCTCCTTAGATAGAACTATGAATTGACGCTCTCGTTCTTGTTCAAACTTTATAGTCTCCTCAAGTTCCTGAAAACCTTTCTGGAGTTCCTTTGCTTTATTTTGAGCATCTTCAATTCTATTTAACCGAAATTCTTCCTCAATAGTTTGAGTGCAAGTAGGGCAGACCGTATTTTCATTAAAAAATTTGTGCTCTTTGGTAATCACAGATACTTTTTGAGACAGTTTACCCTTAAGATTGTTTAATTTTACTAACTTATCACCAGCACCAATTACTTCTTCTTGTTCTTTTGTGAGAGCAAAAACTTGCTCCTCAGTTTTAGAATTCTCTTTCATATAAAGTTCAATTTCAGAATCTAAATCCGAAATTTTCCGATTATTAGAACTTATATTAGCATTTCCACGATTTTCAAGCTCTTCAATGAAGTTTTGCTGCATCTTCATCTTTTCCTTAAGATTTTCCTTTTTAAGTTCAAGAGATTTAACCTGATCTTTTTGGGTACGAATCTTATCCTTAATCAGGTTATTCATCGCAGAGAAGATACGAATATCCAAAAGATCCTCAATCACCTCACGGCGATTGGCAGTAGTCAATTGCATAAAAGGAACAAAAGTGCTGCTACCCAGAATTACAATTTGAGTAAAAGACTTGTAGTTTACCTTGAGAATATTTTCCTCAAGAATCCTTTGATTGGCACGATCATCCGCCTCTTTATGAAGAGACAAACCATTGACTTCAATATCGAAGATATTCGGTTTAATTCCACGACGAACAAGATACTCTCTACTGTTGATGGAAAACTCGATTTCCACCACACAATCTTTTTCATTTACAGTATTAACTAATTGAGGTTTGTTAATTTTACGAAATGGCTTATTGAAAAGAACAAACGTAAGAGCATCTAAAATTGTAGATTTACCTGCTCCATTTGTTCCAATAATTAAATTCGTATTATGCTTTTCAAAATCAACTTCAGTCCAATTGTTTCCAGTTGAAAGAAAGTTTTTCCATTTAATCTTGTGAAATACTAACATGTTTAGGGGGAATTACAATATCTTCAGGAGTAACCACAGCATACTTGTAATTATACATCTTACAAGTCTTTATGGCAAGTTCATCGTCAACTTCGACCACATCCATCTCTTGATCTTCTTGATCTTCAAGCATTAGAGCATATCTAACTGCATCATCCTCTTCCTCAAACAAAAACAAAACTTTATGCCCATATTGATCCTGAACTGCATATGCACCGTCGTCTTTTCTGTCCTTAAGAGTGAGGAGAAACATTATTCTACTTCGCAAGCTTGCTTATAAAGATCTTGAAAAATTCCTTTAATGATGTTTTTATCATAAGAAAACTCTGCCTCATCAATGTACCTATTTAAAATGGAAAGTGTGTTTTCTTCTTCAGCAATCTCGAAATCTTCATTTTCCTGAATATCAAAGTTTTCAAGGATTTTGAGTTCCTGAATTCCTGCAGTATAAAGTTTATCAATAAATTTTTCAAAATCTTTTGGTTTAGATTTTTTACGAACAATCACCTTAACAATTTTATTTTCATACTCACTAGCATCAAACAATTGATATGGAGTATCCTCATAATAAATGTTATAAAACAATTTATAAGGATTGTTAATTGGAGTATGTGTGAGGGTTTCTGTATCAAAAATATGGAATCCACGAGTATCATTTACATCCGTCCAATACATCTCATAAGGATTTCCAAGATAAAAAATCTTTCCATTATTTGAACGAGTATGATAATGACCAGAAAACACACGATCAAATTTCCCAAAAATATTTGGGTCAATTCCATGCTCTTCCATAACCAAATTTCGGTTAACACGGAATCCTTGTAGTTCAAGATGTCCCATCGCAACTTTTGCTTTGGTTTTTTTAATATGATTTAAAGTCTGATCATAGTTGTCAGTACAAATCCAAGGAACCATCATGATGTCAAGTCCACCAACATTAATGGTTTGTGGGGAACTATAAGTTTTTACATTTGGGTAATCTTTAAGAAGAAGACTTGGTGAATTTACGTTATTGGTATTTTTGTAGTAAGAATCATGATTACCAATAATCATATGAACCTCATAATCACGCAGAGGTTCAAATACAACTCTTTTTGCCCATTCAAGACTTTGATAGTCGATAGATTTACGACTATCGAAAGCATCACCCATATGAATAATTGCCTCTACCCCTTGTTCTTTTAGGGCAGGAAAAAATACGTTCTTATAGAATAATTCAAAGTGATCATGAAGATACTTGGAACCTTTCCTTGCCCCATAGTGTGTGTCTGTAATGACGGCGACTTTCATCGGTTACTGCGATACTGAATATTGTCCTTCATCGTATTATAGTCTGAACTACTGCCAGAAAGCAAGCCATCATCAACCATCATCACCTCATCAAAACCTGTTTTTTCTATAATCTTACTTTTAATTTCTAATTGTCTTTTCTCTTTTGAAATTCTTCTCAAAAAAGCATAATTTATAATTTGAGTAAAATATGCAAAAGGATTTGTAGATTTTTCTGGATCAAAATTATGAATATATTGTACACAATTTTCTACACCATCAGAAATCATATCTTCACGGAACATATAATTAATGAAATTTGGTTTATATGAAAGATGTGTTGCTATTTTTAGAAAACACTCACCAAGATAATTTGGAATAGGTGGTTTCCCTTCCCAATGCTTAGATCTATCCTCTCTAGTAGGTTTTCTATTATTTTTAAGGAAGAAATGTTTTTCAACCTTTTCCCTATAAACTATAAGTGATTCTAATAATTCCTTATTATTTACATAATGCTCTGATTTTCTCTTGGACATAACATCGTTTTTACATATGAATTGTTACGTTTATTATAGCACACTTAAGGGTATTGACAAATACTGGAAATATAGGTAGAATCGCTTTGCTAAGGTTGAAGATGATACTTTAGCTTTCTTTATTATTCTTGAATATTTCTTCAAGCTTCTTACGGGCATCTTCTACGGTTGATATAAATCCCATCTTTGAAGATATGTTTACTTGTCCACTTTTACTTTTTGTGGTGAATTCAACCTCTTCTTCACTATCATTTACATACCTCTCATAGAAATGAATCATATTATTATCTGATATTTCTGTCATAGTTATAATTTTATCAGATTTAATAATAAAAATATCATCATTAGGAATTTCCATCCAGGGTTTAATTTTGACAAAAGTTCCTTTTGAATTATTAATAATTTTCATAATAATAGGATTTTGAAGAATAATCAAAGGATCTCCATCATTCTCATCGATAGAAACCAAAGAGAATATTTCTTCACCAGAAACTAATTTTAAAACACTATAGAACTCTTCTCCCATTAGTTTTTCATTGGTATATTGACAATATCGTAATTAAAGTTTTCTTCATTATAAATTTTAATTCTTTCAATTAAATGATTAAGTGTATAGTTTTTTCTTGATTTATAACTGATATCATCGGCAATATCATATAAAGTTGCCTTTACTTTGTTTTCTCCTTTTCTGAGAACTCTTCCAATTGATTGGAGATTTCTGACTCTTGATTTACTAGGGGAAGCAAAGATGACATTATGTAAATTTCTAATGTTAATACCAGTAGAAAAAGTGCCGTAAGAAGCAACTATGACTGCATTATTTTCTTTTTCTGCAATTGAACGAACTTGTTCTCTATGTTCAACGTCCACACCACCATGAACAAAAAAGACCTGACGATTATCAGGTTTGCTAGTATTTATTAAGTTGTATAAAGGTTCTCCGTGCCCCTCAACTCTAGAAAAAAGAACCAGAGTATTTCCTTTAAGATCTAAAGTAAGGTTTTTTATAAAACCATTTCTTTTCTGGTGATTTATCAAATACTGAACTTCATCCTCATACTTTTCAAATTTTTGAGGTTGATGTTTTAATAGAAGTATTTTAATGTCAAGTTTTGCAACATGACCTTTTTCCATAAGTTCATCAGTGCGAATAATCTTATAAGAGGGCCCGAATAAACCTTCTAAAACCCATTTATGCGTTTGGGAACCGTCTAAAGTTCCAGTAAAACCATAACGATATTTTGCATCAGAAAGTTTTGTCATTATAGATACTAATGACTTTGATTTGAACTGGTGTGCTTCATCTCCAACAACCACATTAAATCTTGAAAAATACTGACGAGGAAGCTTGTAGATGGACTGCCAGGTTGTGATAATTACCTGAGAGTCTGTTTCTCTTTCTTTACCAGCATAGATCTTGTGGCAAAATGAACCCACATCCCACCCATAATCTGCAAAGTCTTTATACATCTGCTCTACAAGGGATGTCGTTGGCACGACTATCAGAGTATTTTGTCCTTTCTCAACGTAATATCGGACAATCGAATATATCATTAATGACTTTCCAGAGGCAGTTGGAGATATCAATAACTTGCGATTATATTTTAAAGCGTCGTATACTCCCTCAACTTGATAATCACGGGGGGCATACTTACTAATG